TTACCTTCGAGTCTACTCATCTGATTCCGAGCTCTTTCTCTGTGACAACTTTAAATTCAATGCGATGATCCTCACAAAATTCTTTTGCTGCTTTCCACTTTGCTTGATTGACTGCATAAGTCACACACTCAGTCAAGTATGATTTTGTTTTTCTCTTTGGTGTTTTTGGTGGTCTTGTTTGTTTATATGGTTTGACTTCTACCACATAAGTTTTGATCATATCATTCTTCTCCTTCACCTTTATCAAGTAGTCTGGATAGTATTTGTGAACTCGATTATCTTTTGGAGAAACATAAGGTATGCTGAACTCCTCAGATGCCCATGATATAATACTATTATTCATATCACACCATTGACAAAACTTTCTTTCCCAACTACTACGACATATAATATGCTTTGTGTTTCCCTGATACTTACTTGGATATATTGGAGTATACTTACTCTTAATACTCTCGCCCATAACTTGCC